CGGGACTAAGCATAGCTGGTTGATCATCACGGACTTCTTCTTTTAAAGAACCATTAGGTACTTCATTGCCACTTTCTTCGTCAACCATGCCGCCTTCGTCTTGAAGACCAATAGTTATCATTTCTGCTTGTGCATTTTTAGCCATTTGCATTTACCTCGTCGCGTAAACTTTTTAGTTTATTAATTACTGCAATTGCTCCTTGCGCCCTATACAAATCCATAGATTCATTAGCACGTTCAATTGAAGAATGTTGTTGTGACAGTAACTCATTTAAATATTCGTTATATCCATCCCAACTTCTTTTAGTGTTAACCCACGCCTTGAGTTTCGCTAGGATTTGCTTGTCCACTGAATTGTCCTTCCGCTGGAGTTGCTGCTGCGCCTACACCAATAGTACCACCACCACCACCTTGCATATCAGCAGGGGATAGACCCGGTGCGCCACCAGCAGGTGCGGCTCCGGCCTGACCCGGCTGTTGCGGTTGTTGTGGTGGTGCAGGAGGTGCGTCTTGTTGGATAAGCTGCGCTTGTCTAGCAGCTTCTTCCATTGAGTTTGTAACCTTGTCTGGATCAAGACCCAACGAAGTTGCAATCTCACGAATGATAACAGGAAACTTAGCGAACGGTGCAAGCACAGGATTAGACACAACTTGCAAGTACTGTAGCAATCTTTGACTACGTACTTCGTTAGCCATCAAGCTTTCAGTACCACGAGCCTTAACTTCTAAGTCACCTTTAATTGTGTCGTCATGGTCAAACTGCATATTAAAAAAGTAAAAAGCTTCACCCATAGGACGAAGCAAATAGTCATCTACGTTTTTAATTACAGTCTTAATACTTCCTGCGGCAGCACCCATAAGCATAGAGATACCTGCAGCAGTACGGCCTGTGCCTTGCACACCTGTTTGTCCATGAGCAAAGCTAGGAAACCCTGTAGCTTCATCAGCAAGCTGACGAGCTTTATCAAACAGTTGCATGTTTTCATTACTGACATTGGGAAATTTAGTACCGAATAGTGCTTGGCCCGGTGCGCCACCTTGCCGCCTAAAGACTTTACCCGGATAAACCTTTAAGTCTTGACCCGGTACAAGGTTAGTTTCATCTACTTCAAAGATTAAGTTACCACTAAGCACAGCGTTATCAACAGCCATACGCATGAACCCATTCATAAGTGTTTGCGTATCGTCCATGTTTTCTGCAAGACCAATACCAAAAAAGCTGTAAGGGTTTAGTTCATAAGGAACAGCAAAGTAAGGAATACGAGTAGGTTGAAAAGGATTAGCTACTAACCGCAGGATTGCGTCACCACATATCCAACAGTTAATTTGAATTTCGTCTGTGTCCTTAAACTCTTTAGGCAAATCCATGCCGTATTCTTTAGCAGTTTCAGTATCAATAGTACCCCAGTACTCTAGGATTTCGTACCTATCTGGTGACTCATTAATATAGTAGTCCTTAAGATCGTTTTCCCAATACTCACGAGTGTATGTAGAACCTACCGTAACGCACTCTTCGATTGCATCTGCTCTAAAGAATGGCCGCTTCTTAAGTGCCCTTAGTTGGGTCTTAGATAACTTATGCCGTTGAACTACATAAAGAGCTTCATCCATATTTGAAGCATCAGGATCAGGATAGAAATCCCAAATAGATACATGAGCAGCTTGTGGGACAACCTTAGTAACAGGCTCATATCCACCTTCTTCATTCCACGAAGGATACTCTTTATCAACAGCAAATGGTCCCTTTAAAATACCAGTACCAAATAAGACACACTCAAATATAGATGACCTTAAATGTTTAGATGCGTTAGACTCTTCGAGTTGATCATGGATTTTCTTTTCCATTTTCTTAGCTGCAATAGCAGCAGGGTTAAATGTAACTGCAGAAGGAGTAGTACCCGGTCCCTCTTTTAAACTTTTAATGCCTCTAAGTTTATCAGCTAATGGACCTAATCGTTTAGTTAAAGAATAGAGAGTGGCCCCTTTAGGAAGCTCTTCTTCATCATCTCTTGATCCATAAGGTGAATCAGGTAGCTCCTCCCCGTTAGTTTCTTCAGGACGTTCTTTAGGATCAAAGTACACACTTTCGCTAACACCTTCGGGTAATGTTGTAGGATCAATAGTAATAGGGAATTTAGTTTTAGCAAAAAGTACATCAATGATTTGCCCATAAGCTGCAAGAACTTTTGTTTTAGTTACTTTAATAAATACACGAGAGCGTTCTGCCTCTGTAAATTGTACATCTGAGTTGTATAAACCACGATAATTGCGATAAGCCTGTAGCCAACGTCCCTCATCTGATTGCTGCCGCCAGTCTTTAGACTTATTATACGAGTCTTTTACATGAGTAATAACCTCGTTTAAAGTTTTATCATCAGCACCTTCATCCAAAGCGTAACCAATTTGTTCTTCAAAATCACCAGTACTATCTGTCATGTATTAATACCCAAATGTTTGATCCGCTACAGCAAAGCTATCTGTTTGCGACATAGGATCGTAATCAAAAATATCGTGTCTTGGTCTGCTCATTATACCATATCTAATTGCATCATACAAATGATCTTCCGATTTAGTATCTACATCTTCTGGATTCTTTTTATCTAAAGGTATAGAAGGAAACTGAGATACTATATTAAAGCAGGTATCAAAAACAACTAAGCTTGGATTGCCGTCTTCATTCTCATCTTGTAATCGTCTGTGTATTTCATTCTTTCCTGCTATGCGACTGCCACCACTTCTATCACTAGGTCGCCACCTGCACCCTACCATAACCATTTGTTCTGCAAGGCTTGGTCCTGTGTCACCTCGTTTATGCCAACAAGAACTATCCAATACACCGTACATAATTTTGCCGTCATCTTCTTCTAGCTCTAGTACTTTATACGCTAGATCACGAGCCAGTACCTTAGATACGTAAAGCTCTCGGTAAACAATTAATTGCCCATCAGGAGCTATTGCAAACCAGACTACTGCAGACTTTGAACCGTACCCATAATCGCAAGCCCTAAACTTAGGAAAGTTTTTAGGTATCTTATACGCAGGTACAACATGTTTGTTTCTGTCAAACTCTGGAAATGCTGAACCTTCTGAGACATCCCAGTTACCATCTAGTAATCTTTTCCTTTGATGCTCAGGTAACGAAAGCAACATCGTTTCATAGTCGCCACTTTCTGCCAAGTATGGATTATCAAAAAGTCTAGCAGGAATAAACTGCCTCTTAAACAACGGCTTGTATTCTTTAGTGTGACCTTTAGGATACTGTAACGTATTACCCGACTCATCCGTAGCCCAAAAAGGTTTATTAGGAGTACTAGGATCAAGGAAATACTTTTTTACCCATACATGTCCTGCCCCACCGGGATTTGTTGTAGCCCTCATAAAGACAGGAAGATCAGATGCAGCAGACCTCAACCTTGACCGTAAGTAGTCCCAAGCAAATGGTGTGGCCCACTGCGTTAGCTCGTCAAAGCCTATCCAACAAAAGGACAAACCCTGATAGCGTAGTACATCTTCATCTCTATCGAGATAAGACAGCCACAATCTGCCACCAGCAGGGGAAGTCCACTGCATTTTTCTTTCTGACCATTTTATGCCGGGAATAATCTTTGGATAAAGCTCTTGAGATTTCCAAATAAGTTCCCTAAGTTCTTCCGTAGTTTTACGGAGCAATAGTCCCGAAAATTGTGGGTGTACTAAGTATCTTAACGGATCAGCAAGCATAGCGTAGCTTTTGCCACCACCTGCTGCGCCTCCGTATAGTGCTTCTCGTACACTAGTAGCAAGAAAGTCTGTTTGTGGACCTTCATTAGGCTTAAAAACTACATTGTAATCTTCATAAGATACTTGTGTAGCATCAGTAACTTCTTTAATCTTAGGTTTAGGCGGTTGCTCCGCTTTCTTCTTTGCTGCCGCTTTTTTCTTTCGAGCCTGTGTGCTTGATTTCAAGTTCTTCAAGCTTCGTGAGGGCTTTTTTGTACGTGGCAAGCCAGTTGCGGTAAGCCTTAGCTTTATTTTTTCTTTTTCTTTCTGTGTTGACTCGCTTTCGGAGGCCAACGTGGGAAATTGATCTTCCAGTTTTGTCACTTAACCACCTTGCAACTTCTCGGTAGGAATATTCTTTTACATATTGTCTAGCTAAATCTAGAGCTTCTAACTCTAGGTAGACAGGATCAAGTATGTCTGCATCATTTGCATTAGATACATAACCAAAAGGAATAGTACGACTAATCCTTGGTATCTGCATCCAGTTACCTTCATCATCACGTAACCCTACCGGATCAGGTAATGTATAGTAAGGTAACTTACTCTTCTTCGTCGTCAACTTGCTTCGGTGGCAACAGCATAATACCGTTAGGTGCTGCCACTTCTACTTTGTCCGTCTTTTGAACGCCCACTCTATCCAAAATTTCAGTGGCCGCTTTGAGTAAGTTTGCCGTACCCAGTTGACCGGGGTCACGTAAAATTCCTGTGATACCA